CAACCATTGAGTAAAGCACTCAAACCAAAGGCAGATAATTAATGCAACACTTCTATGATGGACAAATAAGAAGATACATTACTCAAATGGTAAGACTACTGAGTAATTTTTCTTATGCTGATAGCAAAGGTAACTTAACACAAATTCCAGTCATGTATGGAGACATTACAAGACAAGTTGGTGCTATTATAAAAGACAATAGTGAAAATAAAATACCAAGTGCGCCACGCATTGGGGTGTATGTTACTGGCATGGAAATGGATCGTACAAGAACTGCTGACGCAACCTATACAGGTAAGGTGCATCTTAGAGAACGTACTTATGATGAAAACAGTAACGAGTATTTAAATACTCAAGGTTCAAACTATACTGTTGAACGATTAATGCCAACACCTTATATGTTGAATATTAATTGCGATATTTGGTCAACTAACACAGAACAAAAATTACAGATTTTAGAACAGATATTAATGTTGTTTAATCCAAGTTTAGAAATACAAACTACAGACAACTATGTAGATTGGACTTCGTTATCAGTTGTTAATTTAGAAAATATTAATTTTAGTTCAAGAAGTATTCCTATGGGAGTTGACACTGAAATTGATGTTGCTACACTAGGATTTCAAACACCTATTTTTATTAGTCCTCCTGCTAAGGTTAAGAAGTTAGGAGTTATTACAAATGTTATAATGAGTATCTTTGATGAAACTAAAGGAACTATTGACTTAGGACAGTCAATGCCAGAACTTAATGCATACGATGATAGCTGGGGCAACTCTATTAAAAACAAAGATGCAGATGGTAGAATACATCTTCAAGTTACAACAGCGTCAGGCTATGATGCTATTGTTACTAACACTATTGTTCAACTTGGTAAAAATGGAATTAGTGGAGAAATTAATTGGAGAGAAGTACTTGAATCTGAACCTGGTGAGTATGCCGCAGGATTAAGTAAAATATATTTAAATAGAATTGACTTGGCCGCACCGGTTGTAGGTACATTTGCACTTAACAACTTAGACGAAACACAAATTATTGTTAATTGGGACGAAGATACTATTCCAACTAATACAGTATTAGGATTACCAAATAGTCCACAAAAAGGAACTATTGATGCAATTATTGATCCGACTAGAGTTAACCCAGTTAACTTAAAAGTAGCTGGCACTAGAATACTTTTATTAGGTGATATTGGTGCTACAGCAAACACAGATGGTGCCGATGCTTGGAAAGACTCTAGTGGTAATGACACACTAGTTGCTAGTGAAAACGACATTATCGAATGGAGTGGAACACAATGGCAAATAGTATTTGACTCAAGCACAAAAAATAACCCAGCAACTGATGTTACATACACAACCAATTTAACTTCAGGTATCCAATACAAATGGGATGGTACAGAATGGACACTATCCTTTGAAGGCGAATATCGAAAAGGAAGCTGGCGCTTAGTACTCTAAATAAGTACTTGTATGGAACAAATTATTTGTAGTGGTGCATTATTCTATTCGTTGACAACACAACGTTTCTTATTCTTACATCGCACACAATCAAAACAAAACAATGTTTGGGGTCTTGTTGGCGGAACCAACGAAGATAAAGAAATCCCTTATAAAGCTCTACTACGTGAAGTTGAAGAAGAACTTGGTAGTGTTCCAAAAATTATCAAATCAATACCGTTAGAAACGTTTGTAAGTAACGATGATAAATTTCAATTTCATACTTACTTGTGTGTTGTAAAGGATGAATTTCTCCCTGTTCTAAATGATGAACATAATGGATATGCATGGGTTAGTTTTCAAAATTGGCCAAAGCCGTTGCATATGGGATTGCGTAACACACTCCAAAATAAACAAAACTTAACAAAACTTCAAACAGTATTTCAACTAGTATCATTATTACAAGAATCGGAAAGTTAAATGATTAAAGTTTACGGCGACATAATGTTAGACCGATGGATTTTGGGTAATACAAATAGAATAAGTCCAGAAGCACCTGTACCTGTTTTACTTGAAGAAGCCCAACAATATAGCATTGGTGGGGCAGGAAATTTGGCTCTTAATATTAAATCTATCAATGGAGACGTTGCATTATATGGTAGTATCGGTCAAGACGATGACGGATATAAACTACTTGAAATGATTGGTAACACAAAAATTGAAGCAAACATTGCATCTGATCATGCTGTCACAACAACTAAAACTAGACTAGTTGGACAAGGTGGGCAACACATTATGCGTTGGGACCGTGAAGAAACATATATAGGTACAAGTAGTTTACATAGACTACTTGATTCACTAACTGCTGACGATATTGTTTGTGTAAGTGATTATGCAAAAGGTACAGTACGTGAGCAAACAGTAGAAAAACTATTAAAACGTAAATGCAAAGTTTTAGTAGATCCTAAACAACATCCTAGTTATTACACAAATGCGTACCTGGTTAAACCAAACATGAAAGAATATGTAGAATGGTTTGGCGAATTTGATATTAGAGATGCTCAACAAAATTTGCAAACATATGGTTGGGAATGGCTTGTTGTAACTGATGGTGCTAACGGTATGCATATAATTAATGCACAAGAAAGTTGGCATTGTAAAGAAGAAGTGAGAGAAGTTGCTGACGTAACAGGTGCTGGTGATA